CGGCCTGCATGTTGTACACGTCCGCGCCGCACTGCCAGTTGCTCATGTCCACGCCCTGCATGTCCGCGTGCGCGGTCGCCGGGAGCAGCATCATGCAGATGGCGGCGGCCAGCGCCGTGACCTTGGCGAACAGGCGCTTCCACCACGGCTTGTCCTTGTTTTTAACCATTTTTCCCCTTTCTTTTTGGGATGAATATTGTTTTGTGGCCCACGGTCGTGGGTCAGGATTATCGGGGCCCACTCGGGGCCGTCAATGAAAAGCCCCACACGGTATGGTGTGGGGCTAGAATCAGTCGATTTTGTACAGGCGGGGAGTGAACGTCTTATCGACCTCGCCCGTGGTGTTGACGAATATATTGAGGCGCAGCGTTCCGGCCTTCAAGGTTCGCGGCCCGTAGCTGCGGGGAGCGAACTCCTCTGTCTGCCCGCTTCCGTCATCGGGGGTGAGCGCGGCTTGCACGCCAAGCAACCATGAGTTGCTGCCATACGGCCAGTCTGTGGTGTCCAGCGTGTACGTGCCCGCCTCCACATGGACGGAACATGTCAGGCTATCCCACGAGTCAACCTTTTGTGTGGTGGAGCCTTTGAACCGGTACGTGCCCGGCGCTGGTTCCGTGACCACGACACCCGGGTCGGTGCCTAATGTTTTAGGCAGTCCGGTGACACGCGGATACAGGTTCGCTAGTTCATACCCCCCCCCTTAAGGCTTGTGTTGTCGGGTTTCATCCAATCGTGTGCGGTGTCGCCGGATTCCAATTGGACTCGGAGGTCGCCGTTCTTCTCGGTGGGTGTGGCCTCGTTGGCGAGGATTTCGAAGCGCAGGCTGACGGTGCCGGCTGGGACTGTCCTGGCATTACCCGTGTTAATCTGGGTACCCAGTTGACCACCTTTGGCGTCAAGGCATTTGACGGAGACGGTCAGACCGTCGAGACTGGTGGGCCTGCTCAATATCACGATGCCCTGTACGGGGCATGGGAACGTCCACGACAAGCCCGCCCACTGCCGTGAGGCGGTGCCGGTGACATGCAGTGACCCGTCACTGTTAACGGTGGCAGTCAAACCGTTGCCCGACGCGGGACCGTAGGCGAGCAGGTTACGGGATTTGACCGTGACCGGCACTGTTTTCGTGATCGGGCCGGCGGTCAGTTTCAGACTGGTGGAACCCGGTTTGACGCCGGTGATGTTCAGTTTCGTCATTGTTATGCCTCCTTGGTGACGGTGGCTAGCGTCGTGTTGGCGATGATGGAAGTAACCTCCTGCGAGGCGGCGGCGGGCAATACCGCGATGTTGAGCTGCTTGGTTTCGCCCACGCGCAGGGTGACTGCATCGACCGGCTGGCCGGAATCGTCCGTGACCTTGATGGATTCGGGCGCGTACGCGGAGGCGATGGACGCGGCGGCGGACGTGAAACCGTTGACCGTGGCCGTGACGAGAATCGTGCCGCCATGCCTCCACGTGAGCGTGTTACCGCTGACCGTGGCGGTGGAAGTGTCCCGGCTCGTGAACGTCACGCCCTTGGTGGTCAACAAACCGCCAACATGACCGTCCGCGTAGGTGGCTTTCGCCCCCAGTTTCAGACTGCCGTTGACGGGCAGAGACTTGGGCAGGGCATTGCCCTTGTCATCCGTGATCTCGATGGAGACCACCGTGTCCCTGTCCAACGGCCATACGAGCTTGCCGTTGAACATGGCGTTGTACGTGTGGCCTCCCATCAATGGTTTGCCGACACGTTTGCCGGCGTAAAAGGCTGGCATGATCAGGCCTCCTTCACAGCGGCCTTCTTGGCCTTGGCTGGCGTGGAGTCCTTGCCGGGTTCCTCCGTGGTTTCCTCGGTGGTGCCGGTGGAAGGCAGTACGGTGGTCGCAGCCTCCGCCTTGTCCTTGACCGCCTGCACCGTCGAATCGATGGTGGCGATAGCCGATTCGCCCTTCGCCGCAACCGCGTTGGCGGTGTCGGCCACGGTCTGCGAATCATTGGCGACGCTAGCCGCCAACGTGTTGGCGTTCGACGCGAGGATATTAAGGTCGGACTGGGTGGCGGTCGCGGAATCAGCCGAGGACTGTGCGCTCAGCATGGCGCTCTTCGCCAGCATGGCGTTCGTTTGAGCTTCGGCCGTGATGGACTCCAACGTGCTCATGGCAGCAGCGGCCTTGGTGACGCTCGCAGTCTCATTGAAGATAATCAACACGTCCGGGTATTGGGCGGAAAGCGCCTCAGCCTCCGACTGGGTGGAAGCATGGCGAACCTTCAACAGTTGGGAGCCGTTCATGTCCTTCGGCACGAACGTGCCGGCGTCCACCTCCACAAGGTCGGCGTACTCGACCTTGGTCTGGGAATTGGGCACTTCGACGTAGCGCGTGTACGCCTGCGGCGAATCCGCCAGTTCCACGACCTGCCAGACGAAAGCGGGCGTCGTAGGCAGCAGGTCAACCGTCAGCTCACCCGTCTCGGACAAGTCCGCGTCGAACGAGGCCGCGATGATGAGGTTCTTGTCCGCGTCGAAATGGCGACGTACCGGACGGAACCGCAGCGTACCGGTGACCGGGTCCAAGCCACCCGTCTTCGGCTTCCTAATGGAAATATGGATTTGGGTCATTACTGTTCCTCCTTATTGGATTCGATGATTGTTTCCGGTGCTACGTCCGGGCGGAGCTCGTCCGGCAGCGAGGGCTTGGGATGACGTTTCAAATTGTTGACCATGTTTCCCTTTTCTCTGGGATGGATATTGTTTGTGGCCCACGGTCGTGGGTCAGGACTGTCGTGGCGCTATCGGCGCGGATTGGATGTCATTGTTGAGCGATGTCCCGTGGCCGTTGCCGCCCAGGCTGTGATAGCTGTCGTAGAGGCGTTGGGAGCGTGATTTGAGGTCTTCGTCCGCCACTCCGTCGTGCTCGATGACCATTTCGCGGCGCAGGTCCTCCAACTGGCACAGCAGGAGCTCGCGCAGCCCGTTGACCATGGCTTTGCCCCATCGCCACATCAGGCCCAAAACCGTGGCCACGCCACCACAGATAAAAGGCACGAGCCAATCGACGACGTGAGTAATCAAAGACATGGGGGAAAGCTCCTTTACGGTGGGAAAACCCACACGTTCGTCCCCGTTGGACAGGCCAACGGGCGTGTGGGTTTTGGAAGTTGAAAATGCTGTTACGAGAGTTTTGGACCAACCGGTTTTGGCCGTATTGCATGGCGAATCTGCGTGAAAGCACGTGCGTGGGCTACGAGTCCGCGTGGCGGCTGCATGTCATGCCATGCTTCGGCGGCATGGATATGGGCGCGATAAGCGTGGAGCTAGTGGACAAGTGGCTTGCGAATTTCGACACTGCGGGAGCCGCACGCAAGGCGTGGGCCGTACTACGCGCGATACTGCGCCGGGCTATCCGCTGGAATCTCTTGGACGTGGACATCACGAGACGTGACATCCAACTGCCGGCCAAACCGCATTACGAGCCGCGAATATTGAGCATCCGCCAGCAGCGCACACTGTTGCAAGGCTTCTACGCTCACCCTTTGGAGGCGTGGCTTATCTGCGCCGTCTCATGCGGACTCCGCACCGAAGAGGGCTACGGGCTTGAATGGTCGGATATTGACCTGCGCTCAGGTGTCCTGCACGTGGAACGTGGCCTGCAATGGGTCAACGGGCATGAGGTCACAGTGCCGCCTAAAACCGAACTGTCCCGCCGCACACTCCCGTTGCCACGCTTCGCCGTCAAACGACTGCGCGAAATCAAACCACGCGAAGGAGTCCGACTCATCGGCACCCTCACCCCGCCGCAAACCGCACGCCAATACGCAAGCTGGTGCAAACGGCATGATCTGCCGCATGTTCCCGCACGCAACCTGCGCCACTCATGGGCCACGAACACTCTGGCCGCCGGGGCTGACATCGCCATCGTGAGCAAAATGCTCGGCCACAGCGACATCAAAACCACCGCAAAGTACTATTTAAAGCCGGATATCACGGCTTTGCGAGACGCGCAACGCCTCTGGGAGCGAGCCCTAATAGTCTGAACGGGATTCCCTAACCCGAATGCCGTATATTCTGTGCGGAGGCCATACCATCACCACGAATGATGACGGCACATTCTACATCAACGTCCAATCCCCAAACGGGAAGAAAGCCGATTACGCGGCCTACACGATTGGGCCGTTCGGCACTGGTTTCGGCCAGGCCGGCGAGTACACCGCACAACGTTGGGATACCAGCGACGTAAACCAGATACGCTTCCGCCTGTGGAACACCAAAGACAACCGCTGGTGCGGGAGGGTCGCGATATTCGGAAGCTGGGTCGCAATCTGGAACAGGCAATAGTTTTCCCTAACCCCTGTCACGGGCCAAGTCAAGATGCCGTACTCCGACAGATATATCACTCTGGTCCGTGTCGGCCGCATCGTCACCGCCTGCGCGTATATCACGCTGACAAGCAATTTCAATCAGGTCGGCAACGTGTCCGTCAACGAGACAATCCCGAAGGGTTTCAGACCGTCCGGCGATTCCCGCGCGGTCATGCGCGGTACCGACAACAGCGGCGCGGTCAGTTTCTACCTTTACGGCGCCGCAGACGGGAAAATGGTGTTGAACGGCACCGGATATACCAGCCGATTCGTCGGCATATCCGGCTGCTGGATTACCGCGTAGCTTTCCCTAGCCCACGCCGACGTGACACGGCTTGCGTCGCTCGTCAAAAACGGGCACACGTACACTGCGGATTATTACGTGTCCCGCGGCGTAGTCTGCCTGCATGTTTCTTGGATTTCCAGTGACGGCGCGTGGAAGTCCGGTGATATCGGCACCGCCAGTATGCCGGAGGGCCTGCGCCCTGCCATGCCCATCAGCGTGACCACCTGCAAGATAAACAACCAACAGCCAATCAGAGTGGTGGTCGGCTCGGACGGCAAGGTGATATGGAGTCAGCCCGGCGGAGCGCAGACCGGCGACGCATTTTATTGTCTGGTCGCCTATCCGGTCGCCTAGGGGGGGGAAACCTTATGTGGCGGGCATTGGGTCGGTGGTCCTCCATACGCCGGTGCATCCCGCGTAGGCGCTGTTCGGGTTGCCGAGCATGACGACCTTGCCCGTATGCTCGCCGTAAAGGATGAACGTGGTGTTTCCGCCGAACACCGCGATTGGCGTGTTCGACTTATCCACGGGACGATACCCCACGGGTATGGTCTCCTGCGCAGTCACGTAGTTGTTTTCGCCGCTTTGGTTAAACTTCACATTGCCGCCCATGAAGCAGATATTCCCCACGCGGGTCAGCGCAATGCTGTTGCTGCTGTAAGGTACTCGCCATGTCGTGGAACGCTGGGTTAGGGAATCCCACACGTCGCTCATCGGCCGCAAAACGTTGAACAATGGCACTGGTGTGCCGATGGTGATGCCGTCCAACGGGATGCGGTACAAGGGCATGTCGTAGGTGGTGCCCCCGTCCAACGGGCTGGTCGTGTTCAACGTTGGGTCGGTGGGAGTGCCCGTGGTGGGCGTGCCCCTGACTACGACCAGTTTCGCATTCTCGATGTTCTGCGAGCCCTTGGTGTACCTGCATACGATCAGATCGTTGCGTTTCTGCCCCTGCGACCCGTTGGTGACGATCAGGTCCTCGGGCGTGCCTTGGCTGACGTGACGCCCCTGCATGACCAGCTCGCCCGTGCCGATGGTCACCTTGTTCGCGGAGACGACCGTGATTTTGAACTTGTCGTGCACGTCGAGCACATAATCATCCAAGCCGAGGATGCCGGCGTTGAGGCCTGCGGCCTGTTCGGCGGTGGCATGTGCCTTTCCCGCGTGTCCGGTTACGAGTTCAACCATTGTTTCGGCCTCCGTTCTGCATCCAACTATCGAAACTGTTATCAAAGTCCTTGAGCTTGTTCACGTAATCCTTGTAATCCTGCTCGCAGAACAGGTAATCGTGGCCCGTGCCGGCGGAGTCCAACCGGTTGACGTTGTACCACGTCTTGATATCCGGGTCATCCAAGTCCTTGTACCATTTGTTACTGCCGCAACGGTCGCATTGCATGACCGTCGCATTATCGATACGCGCCATAGCGTGTCCTCCCTTGTTACTCGGCCTCGTAGTCAACGGACAGGACGCCGCCCGAGACCTTGACGATTTTCTTGGTTATCGAGGCGTTGACGGTGATACCCGTGAGATTATCCCTTGCGGTCACCGTGTCACCCACATCGAACACCACATTCGCGTCGTCGCGGACGGTGACCCTCACATCACCCTCGGATTGCAGATCCTGCAATTTCTCACGAGTCTTCTGGTTCAGCTCGGCGGTTTCGGCGCTGGAATAGTCGTAGACCTGCGTTATCTCGTCCACACCCCTGAGCGACTGTGTCTGACTGACATTGCCCGCCGCATCCGCATACCAGTGGACGACCGTTCGACCGGCACCCTCGCCTTTGCCCAGGCCGATCAGGTGATTCGGTTTGCGCCACGTGCGGGTCGCGTCGAAATCGATGAGGTCACTGTCAATCGCATCGCCGTAATGCGCAACCGGCTCAGCCCAAATGTTGACCCGGCCAGACGCATAAGCGAGCCTGAGTTTCAGCCCGTTGGCCGCGCACATCTTCCGCAAACCCGTATACGCATCCACGTACCGGTCGAACTGGTATTGCTTGATGGTCTGCGCGCCGGCAGTGGGCGAATCCACCGCGTCGAACACGCCGTCAAGACCGACGCGACTGATGAGCGAGCCGATAACCGTGCTGGCCGTACCGCTCACTGTGAGATAATCCCTGCCCCTATCCGGCTCGAGGATCTTGTTCGCGAGCGCGCCGTGCCACGTGCGCCCCGAGTAGGTGAGGGTGCTGACGCCGGCAGTGAGCTGGTCTTCCATCGCATCGACCACGCCACCGCATTCGCTGCCGTCGATGTAGATATAGGCACCCGCATCGATGGTGGACGCGCCGCTCAGAACAAGTTCGAAATCGTTTTCCTCCTTGCCCCACGCGCAATCCAGAGTGTAGTCGGAGGCGGAACGGACATCGACGTGCTTGGAATCGGTGATGATCAGTTCCACCATGACGGCGTGCTCCTCTCCTGGATCACGGTCAGGTCAAAGCCGAACCCGTTCCACTGCACCTGGTGTTCCCCGGCCGGCAACGGCTGGAAAATATAACTGCCGCCGTCGAGGCCGCTGCCTCGTTCGCCCTTGTCGAACACGTTCGTAATATCGCCGTTTTCAGCGGTCATGACGATACTGCGTTGCCCCTCCACGCTATTGACTGTCACGTAGGAGCCCGAGGGAATGTCCATATGCAGCTCGTACCGATTGCCGCCGATGATGATGGCCGGCTGTGAGACCGGCCCGTAGATCACCATTTCGAACGGCATCGGCGAGACGGCATCGTTCACGACCGAAGCGTTTCGTGTCGTCGGCATGTAGTCGTGCGGGTAATCGTGCGGGTAATCAAGGTCGAGGCCCGGTTGCATGGCGTCCGACCAGAAATGCTGCACATCATCGCGTTTGTGCCACAGGCCGTCAAGCAATGCGACGGTGAGCGCGTACTTCGCGGGGCCGGGCGGATCATAGGATGGTTCGATGCCGGTGATGAGCGCGGTCTGCGACCAGCCGTCCACGGTGAGCAGGCCTGCATCGTCCTTGCTGCGAGATGCCGCCACGGCCTTAACGTCCGCGTCGAATATTTCGCCCGCCACGTCCAGCACGTTGAGGTCGGCGCACGTGGCCTCCAATTGGACGCTTGACGCGTTGAGGGAGGCGGAGTCAATGCCGTGCGCGGCCAACTCCACCTCCCACGCGTGCGTGCGCAGGCTCTCGATGCGTTTGACCATGAGACCGGCCGGGTCGATGAGATCAACGACACTGGCCGAAACGGCGCGGCTTGATCCTCCGCCTCGCCGGTAGGTCATCGACTGCATGACTGTCCTCCTGTTTTAGACGAGACCAAGCCTGCGCTTCTCCTCGCGGATGGTCATGGATGGCGTGTACTTAGCGATGGTCGGCCCCAAATCACCGTGCAATGCCTGCAGGTCGGAGCGCAGGCCGCGAATCTCCACGACGACGGACGCGAAATCAACCAGCGCGGAGCCGGTCGCGCCGGT